CTGTGAAAATAAAGAATGTATCTCAGTAGAGTGAGCACTGGATGGAACATGCCACCTAGTGTCTGGTGGGATTGTAATTAATACAATATCATTTGGCTTAAAGTTGTTGCTGTGTTTTATAAACTTATCAGTGATTTCCCCTAAACTATTTCCGCCTGTGGCCAGGTTTGTACAGTCTAAGTTTAATTTATCAGCTAAAATTTGTGTGTACGGGGTTTCGTTGGGTGCTAGACCGCAGCCTTCTCCCCAACTATCTCCGAAACCCCACAGCATACACTATTACTTTTTAATTCCGGCAAGTTTCATCCAATCTTCTGGAGATTCCCCATCAACTTTGACTTTGGTATGCGGCAATGTAGTTTGATCTTTCTTTTGCTTGTTCAATCCACCTGAGATAACTTTAGTCATAAAGTCAATATCTTGCTGAAATGCTTCATCTGTGCCATCTCTACCTGCATCATTAGCCCATTCGTTTAAGCCTTCTACTCCTTCTTCAAGTGATGAAGTATTTTTGTACGTTTTACCATCTAATTCGAATGAATCGCCTGGTTCTGTTGACGCTAGTTTTTCAGTGAATTCGTTTCCTTCTTCCATATCAGCTTCGTCTAAAGCGTCATCTTTGTCTGCCATAACCATGTCGTCTTCATCTAAACTGTTTAAGAATTCTAAAACAGACGCATGATCTTCTTCATTGATTTCAGTTTCTTTACCAGACATAGCACCTGCTAATGCTTGATCTTCTTGTGCTTCAGCCTCTTCATCAGCAACAGAATCTTTAGCACCAGTGTCTGGTTGATTGTCTTCAGCAACTTCAAACTCCATTTGATCTTCAGATTCTTCTTCATACATATCGCAACCACTGTCACAACCTTCATCATCATGACTTACTGCTTTCATTAAAGTCATCATCTGATCATGGTCGTCAACAGGTTGATCTGCTTTAGGAGCACCGTAGTCGCTTACTTCTTGTTCGCCACCGAACAATCCACCTGACATGTGTTTAACTAGTTTTAGCAATTCTTCTGCTTCACCGTCTTGTGCTGTTACGCTCACTGAATCAGGTGAATGTGCTTGACCTTTGCTGATTGAAACGCTTAAGCCTTCGTTAACAGTTTCAGAATCATCTTCTTTTAACAATGATTTTAATTCATTGTCCCATGCTTCAAAGACTTCATCAGCATCAATATCATAACCTAATAACTCGCTGGCTTTTTTGGCTCTTTGTCTGCGTTTATCCATTTGCTTCATGAATTCGTCTTCGTGTTCTTCACGATTATCTAAGTCACTGAAGTCAAAATCAGCCGCTTTATCCATAGCGTTAGCTGCCTTATTCATTGATCTTTGCGCTAAACGCTTGTAGTTTAAGCCACGAGCCTTATCCATCATGCCTTCTTCTACTTCAAGTTCTTCGTCCATGCCTTGCATTTGCTTCATTTTTCTCATAGCGGCAGGAGACATTCTTTCGGCTTGCCCAGCCGCTCGTATTTTTTCTTCGTCTCTATCAAGTGCTTTTTTAATCCCTGCACTGAACTTGTTCGCTCTGGCTTTATGAAACTTTTCTTCGTCAGACTCCCGCCCAAATGGCGTAGAGGGATCAGATCCCACTGCCTGCCTTGCGAGACCCATAGATTTATTATAGGCTCTTCCTAAAAGTTCAGGACTTAGTTCGTCTAGTCTTTCTTCGTCTGCGAAATGAAGTTCTTGTGAAGCCATGCCTGGCATAGTTGCAGCCGGCATTTCATCACGCACACCAAAACGCTCGTCTAAACCATCTTTGTAACCTTGATGATAAGCACTTGCTTCTTCACGAGATTCAAAAGAATCACCCATGTGAGCATGACCTTTTAAGCCGTGTGCCTTACCTTCTAAGCGAGCAGCCTGAACACATTCTTCCATGCCTTCGCTAACTTTTTTCTTTGATTTCTTTTCATCATATTCGATATCTTTAGCCACTTTTTTGCCTGCCTTTTCTGCTTTTTCGTCTTCTGCGTGACGCTTCTTACCATGAATTTTGTCTTTTACTTTTTCATCGTATTCAATGTCTTTGGTTACTTTCTTACCAGCCTTTTCTGCTTTGTTGTCACGCTTGGTTGTTTTTTGTTTGCCTTCTAATGTTGTAGAACTTCTGCCAGCACCTAAACCTGCACCAAAGTCACTGTCATGATGTGGTCTTTCACCTTCGCTAACATCATCTTCGTTTTCATCTATATAATGATACTCGTATGCATCAAAAGCATAATCACCGAGATCGATCTCACTTTCTAATTTTTCAAGGTCTTCACCTTCAATTGGTGTTCCATCTGCATAGTTAGCAGAATCCAAATAGAGCGTTGTATGGAAATCATCCATGTCAGTTGCGCCACCGTGACTGCGAACTGTTATAGAATCCCAATCAACTTCTTTGCCATTGAGTGTGTCTTCAATCTCGTCTGATTCTTCATTCATTTCTTGGTCAAATGAAACATCACCGCTTTCGATACCGCGTTTTAACTGTGAGGCTAATGCAGGATTGCTAACGGTTCCAACTACGTGATCATCTTTTTTGATAACTTGCATATTTTGTTGTGCTGGTTCAACACTGACTTGGTTTTCATTTAACAAGTTTGAAGACAACTCTTCAAAAATATTTTTAAGTGAAAAAGATTCTCCAATGTGTTGTGTTGAATGGGTTATGTCTGCTAGATGTGTATCAATGCCAGCAGTTGATTTCAAACCCCAATGCTCTGCTGCCTTCTGAGCGGCTTTGTATGAAGAACTTGCATGGCATTCATGCTTGCCTTTTTTGAAATGAGTACAAATATAAGGACGCTCTTCACCCTCACTAATTTCTTCTGAAGATAATTCTTTACAACGCTTTTTGATTTCTGCGCCATAGTCTTTCATTACTTTAGACTTAACTTTGGCTTTGTCTTTGCCTGGCTCTAAGTCATAGTATTTGCAAAACTTATCGCATAATGCTTTGTCGTCAGTAAAATCTTTACCGTCAATGTGCATTTTGCATAAGCGGTCTAGTTCGCCTTTTGAAATAATATCAAGAACACTATGACCTGCGTCTTCTTTAACTGTGCTTTCGCTTAACACAGAAAATTTGGTTAGCATGTTTTTAAAATCCATTTTATTTCCTTTTTAAACTCGTGCCCCAGTTTTAGGCTTGGCAGGCCTGTTGATAGTGCTCATTGGGCTTTTTGTTCCCATGCTATCGACAAATGTTTCTGGCTTGAACGGATCAAACGCATCAGGTGTTTTTTCACCTGCATATGGAATATCGATTGCTGAGTCTTTAGAACTATCTTCAATCTTATCTAAATATGATCTGCTATATTCTTTGCTTGCTTCTTCAGCACCGGGAGCAGAACCCATCTCTTCTTTTTCAAGAACAGGACTTTGTTCCATTTGATTTTCAAATGCTTCGGCTTCGGCGGTAACACTATCGTTCATGTCAGTGCTAACTAAGCGAACATAGTTTACATTATAGCCCAATAGTTGAGCCATTTGCTGAATCATGGGTTCAGACGCTGGATAGCGAAATTTACATTTGAAAATAGTTACTGGCATGTTTTCTAACCCTTGAAAACCATATGGGTTTTTTTGAATAGGGGTAGTGATTGGATCAGAAATTTCTACAGGATCAAACTTTTTAAGATTGAACTTAAAGAGGTCTAAGAAATTTTTATCAACTTCACCAGCGATTTTTACTGTATATTCATACAAATGAACGCTTTCAGCGATGTACTGTTTAAAACTTTTCATATTTAAGTTTTCCTTATACTACAATGTATTTATCATTCACCGTCATTTTTTGCGTTAAGAATCTTAAGCAATTCATTACGGTCTAGTGCTTTGCCGTCACCAAGGGGAGTGTTGTCTATCTCTTGGTTTTTAGAAGCATTTTTTTGATCTAGTGTGGCTTTTCTAAGTTGCAACTCGATCATTTTTAATTTTTTGTTTAGTTTAGCGGTTTTAGCAGTTATAGCGTGTCCTAGTAAATTGCTGGCTACACCAAATATGTCACTACTAAACCTGCTATCTACTTGCATTCCTAAGTCCATCAAATCTTTATAACTATCAGTAGCTAAAGATGCTAAATCATCCATTTCTTGGTCACCCGCTTCCAAACCCCTAACTTGAGGGAGAGCAGTTTCAATTTTTTCTAAATTGTCTAATGCTTCTTGTGTTACTTCACGAGTCGTATCAGGCAATGGTTCAGAAAGTTCGTTTTCGCTTTCTTCTTCAATTGATGCAAGTTCAAATAGTTCTTCTAATTTTTTAGACATAGCTGTATTTATTTACCTTTTCTACCGTTGTAAAACAAATCGTCTTCAGTTAATACTCTAAAAGCAAACCCTTGAGATTTGCAATAAGCCATTGCCGCTTGCCATTTAGCATGATTAAGTGCTACTGTTGCTCTGTCTTTAGCACTTGCTACTCGGCTTTCGATTAAACTTTGTTTTTTGGGTTTTATCTCTACAACTTCAGCAATTTGCTTACCGAACTTGTTTTCATATACTACAAAAAAATCAGGAACATAAGTAGAAGGTTTTCCTGTAAATGGATTTCTATAAGGAACTTTTATTGCTTCACTAGCCCAATATAAAACACTGCTATTTGAATCGCAAAAAAGCATGAAACTAAGTTCCCAGCCTGATCTATAGTGGGGCTTGTGTTTACCTATATATTTTTCAGGATGCTTTGGTGTGTAGATTCCTTGCGCCCATTTAGCCATATCATAACACTACGTTTCTTTGTACTGATAAGTTGGGTTTTA